TTTCTGAACGAGGAGGTGTGAGCGATGTATGAATATGCCGACAAAATCATTCGTTATATGCGAAAGCGATTCATTCGGTTGTTCAATCAGTTTCCCGGTCAAACCTCTTTCGATGAATTGAATGTTATCCAATCCTCAAAGGCTCTATATGAGGAGTTGGAGAAGATAACAGAAGAAAGTCTCCTTTTGATAGCCAAACGAGCGTATAAAGACCAAAGCGGTAAGGTTGCGGATGCAATCACAGCCGCTTGGTTGCTCGGATGGTTGAACGACTATAACCCGGTCACGAAGTATGTGTACCTGCATGAAGTCGAGCGGAAATGCGCTCGGTTTGCCGAAAGCTATATTGCAAGCACCAACAAGGCGGAGGAAGTCAAAACGGCTCTCCGATATTGGTCTAATATGGTTTCGCAGTACGCTATCGACATTACCGACAGAGCTGTTGAGCAAGCCTATCGTGATAACGGCGTTGAAAAGGTCATTTGGGTCACGCTCAAAGACGAACGGCGTTGTGAGGAATGTCGGAAACGAGACGGAAAAATTTATGATATAGCAAAAGTGCCGCCGAAACCTCATATCGGATGCAGGTGCTATTTGCTACCGTATTGGGGAGGTACTGATTGATGGCTACGGCAGTAATAGACCCTAAGCTGTTTACGGCTGAGGTCATCGAGGAAATCGGAAGAATCCTCAAACACGGAAACACAGTGGAACTAAAACGAGAAAACGGAAAACTCGTGATAGTGGAAATTCAACGAAAAGTGAAAATCAAGACCTCTGCAAATGGGTAGAGGGAAACAGCCGACAGGGGCTATGAGCGTAACAGCTTGTAGCCCCTGTTTCTTTTGATATAGCAGCCGAAAGGCTTGATATATGAGAGTGAACTCTAAACGCAAAAGTCAGACAAGACTTAAAAACAGACAATAGTGCTGAGTGAACAGCCTTATTAAACGCAGGAGGTAACTATTATGGCAAAAATCGACATCACCAAAATCAAGGGGTATGACACGATGACCCCGGAAGAAAAGCTCGCAGCTCTTGAAGCCTTTGAGTATGAGGACAACTCCTCTGAGTTGGAGAAGTACAAAAACGCTGCTTCTAAGGCAAACTCCGAAGCCGCTGAATGGCGCAAGAAGCACAACGCTCTACTGTCTGAGGAAGAGCAAAAGAAACAGGCAAACGAGGAAGAGCTTACAACTCTTCGTGCGAAGGTCGAAGCTATGGAAAAGGAAAAGCTCATCGCAGGACACAAGGCTCAGTTCCTTGCTCTCGGCTATGACGAGTCTCTTGCCGATGCTACGGCTAAGGCTTTGGCTGATGGAGATACCGCTAAGGTTTTTGCCAATCAGAAGAAGTTCCTCGAAACGCATGATAAATCTCTGAAAGCGGATTTACTCAAAGATACTCCTACTCCTCCTGCCGGAGACGGTAAGGACACGATGACCCTCGACAAGCTGAGGAAGATGTCGGCTCAGGAGCGTTATGAGTATTCCGAAAAGAATCCCGAAGAATACAAAAAACTTTATGGAGGTAACGAATAATGGCTAACACTGTATATAGCAATTTCTACCTGTCTAACGAGGTAGAAGACCAGTTCAATTCTCATCTCAACTTGCAGCAGTTCTGCACCATCGACAACAACCTTGTCGGTACTCCGGGCATGATTCGTAAAATCAATGTCTATAAGGCTACCGATGGCACTCAGAAGCTCGCTATGGGCGTTGGCAACTCTCAGTCTATTGAGGTCGGCTACACTCAGAAGCAGTATGAGATTCTGCTTGCTCAGAACAGATTCAAGTACTATGACGAACAGGCGATGACTGACCCGATGCTCGTTCCCGTTGGCACTAAGCACATGGGTACGGATATGTTCAACACGGTCAACGCCGACATTTATACCGAGTTTGCGAAAGCTACTCAGGTGGTTGTCGGTACGAAGTTCAACTTCGACCTGTTTGCGGATGCTCAGTCCGTCCTCGCTCTCGAAAATCTTGAAGATGTCACCATCTTTGCTTTCGTGTCTCCCGCCGATGTCGCAGACATTCGTAAGGAGCTGAAAGATACCTTGCAGTATGTCGAAGCGTTCGCAAGGAACGGCTATATCGGCACTGTGGCAGGTGTGAACATCTACACGAAGAAGGATGCGACTTCCGGCTCTATCTATATGGGTACAAAGGAAGCTGTCACCCTGTTCAACAAGAAGGGTACGGAAATCGAACAGGAGCGTGATGCGAATACTCGTGAGAACGCTATCTATTCTCGCAAGTACTACATTGCTGCTCTGACCAACGAGACGAAGGTTGTCAAACTCGTCAAGGGTACGGCAACTGCCGCCACTGAAACTACGGTCACTTCGGGTACTACCTATTACAAGAAAGTCGGCAACGGCTATGTAAAGGTAACTCCGTCTACCGGGGACAATCCGAAAACGAGCGGTTGGTTCACCATTGCGTAATTGAAAGGAGGCAAGCAACATGGTTTGGAGCGATGAAGATAAACTTGCTCTGCTCAAATCCCTCTTGAACGAGGAAAAGGGTGAGGAAACCGCCGACAGCGTGTTGCTTGCCTATCTTTCTGTGGCAGGTCGAAAGATTATCCATAGAGCCTATCCTTTCAAGGGAGACGATATTGAGCGAGTGCCGGACAAATACGCAACCACTCAGGTTGAAATTGCCTGTTATCTGCTCAATAAGCGTGGCGCAGAGGGTGAGACCTACCATAGCGAAAACGGCATCAACCGCTCTTATGAAAATGCCGATGTGCCTGAGTCGATGCTTTCAAGGGTGACTCCTTTTGTGGGGGTGTTCTGATGAGGTGTCTGCACAGAAACAAGCGCAAGTTCTACTATGCCCTCTTCAAAGAAAAGGTTGCTATCAAGGATGAGTACGGCAACGACAGCGGCGAATATCGGGTGGTCTACCAAACGCCTGTTGAAATGAAAGCAAATGTTTCGGCAGCGACAGGCGAAGCTCAGGTTGAGCAGTTTGGTAATTCGCTCTTATACGATAAGGTCATCATTACGGATGAGCTTGATTGCCCGGTTGACGAACACTCTGTTCTCTGCATTGACTCTCCTCCCTCCTATGATAAGGACGGCAATCTCATCTTTGACTATATCGTGAAGAAAGTCGCAAAGTCTATCAACACTATTTCCTTTGCGGTAAGCAAGGTGGAAGTATCGTGAAGAAGATTAAATGCACTCTCGGAACGCTTGATAAGGCGATTGCCGAAATCGAGCAGTACCAAAAAGACTTGGATAAGAAAGTCCATACCCTGATGGAACGATTAGCCGAGATAGGAATTGAGGGGGCAACCGTTCGCTTTGCAAATGCCATTTATGACGGCATGAACGATGTGCGAGTGAATAACACCCCGGTATGGATTGCCGATAACAAGTTGGCTATTTCTGCATCGGGAAGTGCAATCACTTTCATTGAGTTCGGCTCAGGTGTGCATTATGCAGCACAGGCTCATCCGAAAGCAGGAGAGTTCGGCTTTAACCGTGGCGGTTACGGCTATCACTTAGGTAAGCTCGACTCGTGGCGATACTCAGGCAATCCCGGAACAAATGGTGAGGTCATCACTAAGGGCAAGCATCAAGGCGAAGTAAAAACGCAAGGCAACCCCGCAAACCGGGCGTTATACGACTCAGTTAAGGAAATGCGGGAGCAAATTACTAAAATCGCTAAGGAGGTGTTCGGAAGTGATTGACATTGAAAATGAAGTATTCACAAAGATTGCATCCGAACTCCGTTCTCAGTTCACGGGCATCAATGTTTACGGTGAGGATGTACGCAGTCCCTCTCAGTTCCCTTGTGTCAGCGTAGTCGAAGCCGACAATTACACGGTCAAGAGTACGCAGGACTCCGGGAGCAATGAGAATCACGCCAATCTGATGTATGAGGTCAATGTCTACTCAAACAAAACGAGCGGAAAAAAGACCGAGTGCAAGGAAATCCTTTCCGTCATTGATGACATTCTTTTGGGTCTTGGGTTTACCCGGACAATGAAAAACCCTGTTTCGATGGACGATGCTACTATCTATCGGATGGTTACGAGATACACGGCTATCGTCTCAACAAATCAAACAATTTACAGGAGGTAATAAGTAATGGCTATTTCTACTTACAAGGTCTTTCTGATGAAGAAAGGTGATTCGGGAAACACTTATACGAAGCTCGTTGACATCAAGGATTTTCCTGACCTCGGCGGTGCGCCTGAGATGCTTGAAACGACCACTCTTTCCGATGGGATGCAGACCTACATTCCGGGTATTCAGTCTCTCGAAGCGTTGGAGTTCACTGCCAACTATGACAAGGATGACTACACTACCCTCGCCGCTCTGAAAGACACTGAGTGCAGCTTTGCTGTTTGGCTTGGCGGTACTGAGTCGAGCGGTACGGTCACTCCTACCGGGTCTGAGGGTAAGTTCGAGTTCAAGGGCAAGCTGAGCGTGTTCGTTGTTGGCGGCGGTGTGAATGAGGTTGTCGATATGACTATCACCATTGCTCCGTCTACGCCTATCACCGTCAGCTCTACCTAAGATTTAAGAGGAGGAATATATCATGGCTAAGACTATCACATTCAACTTTGAGGGTACTGACTATACTCTCGAATACACGAGAGCGACTGTTGCCACTCTCGAAAAGCAGGGATTCAATATCAGTGAAATCTCTGAGAAACCCCTGACTACTCTTCCCGCTCTGTTTGCGGGTGCGTTCCTTGCCCATCATCGCTTTGTGAAGCGTGATGTCATCGACCGTATCTACGACAAGATGACAAACAAGATGGACTTGGTGATGCGACTCGCCGAGATGTATAACGAGCCTATCGAAGCACTTGTCGATGAGCCGGAGGAGTCCGAGGGAAACTTGACTTGGGGAACGAGTTGGTAAGTGACTCGCAACCCCATCGGGGCGGCGGGTCTAAGGGCTTTGCCGCCCTCTCTTATACTGAGATGTTCTATACTCACTTACCATACTACTTGGCTATCGGTATGCCTTACGACCTATATTGGAACGGAGACTGCCGACTGACAGAGTGTTATCGGAGAGCTGAGGAAATTAAGCAGCGACAGCGAAATCAAGACTTGTGGTTGCAGGGAATGTATATCTACGAAGCATTGTGTGATGTCTCTCCCATTCTTCAAGCCTTTGCAAAGAAAGGTACAAAGCCGACTCCGTATTCCTCTGAGCCATACGCTATTACTGCAAAACAGGTACAGGAAAAGCGTGAAAAACAGGAACAGCTCAGGTTTGAAAAAACAAAGGCGAAAATGGCAGCATGGGCGGCGAAAACGAACGCTCAGATTGCTGTTCGAGCCGGAAAGGAGGTAGACGGTGGATAACACGATTGACAATCTGCAAATTGAAATAGAGTCCTCGACTACCGATGCGCAGCGTGGACTTACAAAACTGAAAAACTCTCTGCAAAAGCTAACCGAGATGAGTAATGCAGTTGCCAACATGAATGAGGGTGGTATCAGCAAGCTCAAAGCTATGGCTGAGGGTGTAGAATCTCTCGCCAATGCCGGGAGTAATCCCGGTCTGAGTACCGCTATCTCTGAGCTAAGGAAGTTGTCGAAGATTGATTTTTCCAATCTCGGCGCAGGGTCGGATAAAGTTTCTGAAATTGCTGAAAAAGTCAGTGAAATCACTGCCGCCAATCCGACTTCCAACATTACTCCTCCTGCCGCTTCTGCTGAAACAGTTGATATTGCTCCGAGTGTAGATGTGGAATCGACAAAGGGAAAACTCTCGCAGCTCAAAGCCTTTGCTTCTACCGTTTTCTCATCTATTGGAGGTACTGCAAGAACTGTTTTCAGTGGTATCGGCAAGGTTGCGGGTGGCGTTTTCAAGGGCGTTAGTGCTGTCATTAAGGGCGTAGGAAAAGCCGCTCAGAGCGTTTTCGGGGCAGTTAAAAAGCTCGGCAACTATATCGGCGGTAAGCTGAAAAGCGGTTTGAGTACCGCTACAAAGAAGTTCTCAGGCTTTGTTCGCTCTATGGGTCGTATCGCTATGTACCGGGCGATTCGTTTTCTTCTCTCTCAGATAGCAACCGCTTTCAAAGAGGGAACGAACAATGTCTATCAGTACAGTAAGGCTATCGGGGGCAACCTCGCTTCTTCTATGGACAGGATTGCATCGAGCTTTTTGTACTTCAAAAATTCTATCGGTGCGATGGTTGCTCCGCTCCTCAATGCGCTTGCACCTGCTATCGAGTATGTTATCGACAGAGCTGTTGCCCTCATCAATGTGCTGAATCAGCTTTTTGCGAAGCTCACCGGGGCGAGTACTTGGACTAAGGCGGTCAAATCGCAGACTGAGTATGCCGAAGCCGCAGGTGGCGCAGCGGAAGCTGCTAAGAGCCTTACCGCAGGTTTTGACGAACTGAATGTTCTCTCCGACAGTGGAGGGGGCGGCGGCGGCGGTGGTACTGACTACGGCTCTATGTTTGAGGAAATGCAGCTCGACAGTGACTTTGCTACATGGATAGACCAACTCAAAGAAGCTATCGCCAACGGCGATTGGGCGGGTGTTGGAACGATTCTCGGCGAAAAAGTCAATGAGGTTATCGACAAAATCGACTTTGCCGGAATTGGCTCTAAGTTGGGCTACGGTATTCAGTCTGCTTTTGAGGTGGTTTACAACTTCCTCGACACCATCAACTTTGAGAAAATCGGCTCAGGTATCGCAACGCTTCTCAACAATGCGATGGAGCAAATCGACTTCAACTTGGTCGGTAAGACCTTTGCGAAGAAGTGGTCGATTCTCGTAGATACTCTCTACGGTTTTGTCACAACTTTCGATTGGACGAAGTTTGGTCTTGCGATTGCCGACTTTATCAACGGTTGGTTTGAAGAGGTTGATTTGACGAAAGCGGTACAAACCGCTCAGGGAATCATCCTCGGCATTTTCGAGAGTCTGCAACAGGCTATTCGGAATGTGCAGTGGTACAAAATCGGCACTCAGATTATGGATGCAATTGAGTCGATTGATTGGATGTCTCTCTTGGGAAGTCTCGGTCAAACTCTGAGTGATGCGGTTGTCGGTCTGCTTGACCTGTTGCTCGCCGCAGTCGGTGAAACCGATTGGGGTAAAGTCGTGCAGGACATTCTCGCCGGACTCGGTGAGATGATTGCCAACATTGATTGGGGGCAAATCCTCGCAAAAATCGGTACGCTGATTGTTGAGCTTGTCGTTCAGATACCCGGCATCATTGTCGGTGCGCTCGGCGGTATCGCTGACCTTTTGGGCGGCTTGTTTGAGGGCTTTGGTCTCGACAGCGTGGCAGGATTCTTTCACGGCATCGGAGAGAAGATGCGTGAAGCGGGTAATTGGCTGAAAGAAAACCTTGTTGACCCGGTTGTGAATTGGGTGAAAAACTTGTTCGGCATCCACTCTCCCTCTACGGTCTTTGCTGAGATTGGTACATTTCTTGTCGATGGTCTGTGGCAAGGCATCAAGGACACTTGGCATATCATCGTTGAGTTCTTCTCCGAAAAATTGGAGGGCATCAAACAGGCTTGTTCCGATGCGTGGGGGAGTATCAAATCTACGGCAACGACCGTGTGGAACGGTATCAAATCGTTCTTCTCGACTACTTGGAACAACATCAAGGGTACTGCTACGACCGTGTGGAACAACATGAAAACCACAATGGCTACCACTTGGGATAATGTCAAGACTAACACCACAAATGCGTGGAACAATGTGAAATCTTGGCTCTCTACCACTTGGACTAACATCAAAACTACGGCGGGTACGACTTGGGATAATCTGAAATCCACTATCAGTACGGCGTGGTCGAATATCAGCTCCGACACCTCGACTAAGTGGAACAACATTAAGTCCACCCTGTCTACTCTGTGGAACAATGTGAAATCCAATGCAAGTACGGTATTCAACAACATCAAGACCAACATCGCTACGGCTTGGAACAATGTGAAAACCAACAGCTCTACGGTATGGGGTGGTATTAAGTCAAACCTCTCGACCACTTGGAACAGCATTAAAGGTACTGCGACTTCCGCTTTTACCTCGATGAAAACCTCCATCTGCTCGATATGGGATGGCTTGAAATCGCACATTTCCTCTGTTGTTGACTCTATCACAGGCTTTGTAAACAAGATGAAAAGCATCGTTTTAGCCGGAGTCAATGCGGCTAAGAGTGCGCTTGACAGTGCCGTTTCTTGGGCATCCAATGCCGTAAGCTCCGTCAAGAGTGCCTTGTCGAGTATCGGAGATAAGGTGTCGAGTGCCGTCAGTTGGGTCGGCGATAAGCTCGGTTTTGCATCGGGCGGTTTCCCGGAAGTCGGGCAGCTCTTTATCGCTCGTGAAGCGGGTGCTGAGATGGTCGGCTCTATCGGCGGTCGTACTGCCGTTGCGAACAACGACCAAATCGTAGAGGGCATCTATCAGGGCGTTCTCGCCGCTATGAGAGCCGCTGAGGGCAACAATAACGGCAACTTTGATGTCAAGGTATATCTTGATGGCAAGCAGATAACCGCCGCCGTAGAGAAGCGGCAGAGGGAGCGTGGCGCAACTATTTATCCGGGAGGTGTTCTCAATGGCATTTAGAGCATTGGTTACTGTTGGGAATTATCCGTTCCCTGAGCCGTCTGCTTATTCAGGCAACACGGCAACGCTCGTTGACTCTGCTCGTAACCTTGAAGGTGTTGTCATTGGAGCGGTCATCCGAGACGATGTTGCAAAGGTTGAGCTGTCTTGGCGGTATCTGACCGTTGAACAATGGGCGGCTATCAACAGGTGCTTCAAGGAATCTGCCGGGGGTAAGTTCTATAACACGGTAACATTCTTCGACCAAAGTGCCGGAGGATGGGTTACTAAGACAATGTATGTCAGTGACCGAAGTGCCGGGATGTGGAGACGAGACCCGGAAAACGGAGACATTCTCGGATGGACGGAATGTAAGCTCTCTCTCGTGGAGGTGTGATTATGCAGAATGTTTCGGATGCTTGGAAAGCTGTTCAAAGGCAACAGCTTGTCAACGAGAGCTTTGTTGAAATTTCTTTCGACATTGCTGACCCGGATGCTCTTGCGGATGCAACCTCTGAGGACAATGGAGCAATCTATATCGCCGACACAGAGCAGATTGTGAGCGAGGTAGATAAGGATATTGTGCCGTATGGCACTTTGGAGGAAAACCTTTGGCTGCTTGACGGCAGTCGAAGGTTTATCCCCGATTCGGAATACGGAGACAACGGGTACATTGGAAATCTGCTTTCTGAGGAGGACGGAGGTTTCGACCGCAGTCCGATTGTGGACATCAACTTCTCGGAAATCCATGAGCCTGTTATCCCCGGCATTACTATCACATGGGGTGTTGCTTATAACGAGTATGCTGAGGTTTTCCGGGTGACAGCTTATAACGGCTCGACCGTTGTTGCGGACATCCGTGTGGAAAACAACACCTCAGTCAAGTCGGTCGTGGAACTCGATATTGAGACCTATGACAGCATCCGTATTGAAATCCTCAAATGGTGCTTGCCTTTTCATAGAGCGAGAATCGCTGAGGTCTTTGTCGGTGTAAACAAGGTCTACGGTAAGAGTGACATTACCGGGTACTCTCACGAGCAGGATGTAAACCCGATAGGCGCAAGCACTCTTGTCAATAAGATGAGCTTTGCCCTCGACAACAGCGATAACATTTATGACCCGAACAACACAACAGGCTTGTCGAAGTATCTGGTGGAACGACAGGAAATGCGGGTTAAGTACGGTCTGAAACTCAACGATGGTACGATTGAGTATATTCCCGCAGGTGTGTTCTATCTCTCTGAGTGGAATGCTCCTCAGAATGGCATAGAAGCGAGCTTCACGGCACGAGACCTCTTGGAGTTCATGCAAAAGACCTACACCAAAGGATTGTATAACTCTGCCGGAGTGAGCCTGTATGACCTTGCTATCGCCGTTCTGACGGAAGCAAACCTTCCGCTCAACGATGACGGCACAAAGAAATGGATTGTCAGCGACAGCTTGAAAACCATCAAAACGGTTGCTCCTCTGCCGTTGAAGCCAATCTCGGAGTGCTTGCAGTATATCGCTCAGGCGGGATGTTGTGTCATTTACTGTGACAGGTCGGGTGTGCTGCATATTGAAGCAATCTCGACAGTAACTCAGGATTATGCCTTGACGGAGTTCAACCTGTTCTCTCGTCCCGAAATCTCTTTGCAAAAACCGCTCGGCGCAGTCAGCACAAAGGTCTATAACTACTATGCCGATGAGACAGGGAAAGAGCTTTTCAACGGAAAGATAACCGTCAACGGCACAAAAGAGGTCGTTGTAACCTACTCCGAAGCAGCAATCAACGCAAGTGCAAGCGTGAGCGGCGGTACATTGGTTTCCGCAACCTACTACACCAACACCTGTCATCTCAAAATCACAGGCAGTGGCGAAGTCACAGTGACCGTCACAGGTACGCTCCTCAAACATTCCGATTCAAACTATGTCCTCGATGTTGCTGAGGACGGTGAAACGCAGACGGTTGATAATCCTCTGATTGCTTCTACCACCGTTGCAACGACAATCAGTACTTGGGTAAAAGAATGGCTGACTCATCGGAAAATTATCACTATGAGCGGATGGAGAGCAGACCCCCGGCTTGATGCTACGGACATTATCTCCTCTGAAAACAAGTACGGCACGGAGTCTGTACGCATGACATCGGTCAAGTATGAGTACGCAGGAGCGTTCAGAGGAACAGGTGAAGGGAGGGTTGTGTAATGGCAGTTTGGATTGACCCTGTATTTGACAGGACTCAGGAGGATGTGTCGTTTGCTGAGGAAAAGATTCAAGAATGGATTAAGGCTAAACTGACAGGCAACCCCATTGAGACCTATGAGCTGAAAGGCTGTCTTAACCTCACGGATATTAACCGTATTGAGGGCAACATTCAGTATCTCAGCGATAGATTGGATGAGCTGCATTATCCTCCCGGCACTTCCTGTAAGGTATGGGAGCGAAGCGGTCTGCCAACGGAGAGGGATATTCGCAGAATCCTTTCCAATGTCAACCTTATCATCTCAGCCTATTATCAGCAGGACGATGTTTCGACTGTTCCCGATGATATGGGAACATATACGGACATCAACGCTATCGAAGAAAATCTTTACAGAATCAAACAGCTTCTCGACTCCATGATTGCAGGTTTCCAAAAAAGCGGAATGTTTCAATCGGGGGCAATGAGAGCGTTACCTATCAGGAGGTGAATACCGTATGGCGTATGTATCAAGAGAAATCAAAGACCGGGTTGCTATCGGTGACAACTGCTTCTATATGGAAGAGTTAGAAGATGGGCGTATTATGCTGACACCTGCCCCCGACTCCATCACGGAGACCGGGACGGACATCAACAAGGCTCTGCTTCAACCCATCGAGGACAGGGTTGTGTGGCTGATGAATCGAGTATTCGATGACATCACAAGCAATCCGTTTATGATGGCGTTCAGCGACTTGACGGGTATTTCAGTCACAGGCGTATGGAACAAGTCTCTGAGCAGAATCGAGTGTTAAGATGGCAGTAAATACTTCGCATCGTAAAGAGCCGACCGAAATGAATGTCATCACCAAAGCAAAGGATGTATTCAAGCATAGCCGTCTGATGATAAAGACCGACAAGCATTTTCCAAAGAAAGAACGCTTCATGATGGTAAAAGACATCTATGAGCTGTCGAAGGAAATCGTCACAAAGCTGATAGCGGCAAACGACTATATGCTTGCAGACGAGGAACAGAGAAAGCTCCGACTCAGGTATCAGCTTGAAGCCGTTACCGCTTGTAAGAATCTCTTATTCCTTGTAGAACAGGCGTATGAGGAAAGCTATATCAGCAGCGGAAGTTGTGTTTATTGGACTCAGCTTATCTGCGATGTTAAGAACATGACCTTAGCTTGGTACAAGAAAGACAAACAGCGATAACCACAATGGGGTGTGCCTTGTCGCTTGAACGCCTAACTACTCGAACGCCAACAACGCTCGGAATGTCAACTCGGATGGTAGTTTGAACAACAACAATGCTTACAATGGTAACAATGGCGTTCGTCCCGATTTGATGGATAATCGAGTCTGAGTAACCGAAAGGCGAAAACAGAGACCCATCATCAAAGGAAGGTGCATCTCTTCTCCTATAAGGGGATAAACACATGAATGTCGATGCGAGGGCTTTGATTCTATCAACGCACAAGCTATATACGGCGTGGAATTATTATGTATTACGAGAAAATCTACGGATTTGATAACTTACACAGGGCGTTTAAGTTGGCTCGTAGAGGTAAGAGATGGAAACCCGCAACGGCTCGGTTTGAAGTAAATCTCTTAGAGAATCTGCTACGGTTGAGCCGGGAATTACAGGATAAGACTTATGAACTATCAGAATATCATACCTTCAAGGTTTATGAGCCAAAAGAACGAGATGTTATGTCGAACTCATTCAGAGACAAAGTAGTGCAACATTCGCTTTGCGACAATGTTCTTGAAATCCTGTTGCGAAAGAACTTTCTCTACGACAACTACGCTTCTCAGGTCGGTAAGGGTACAGACTTTGGTCTGAATCGTTTGGACGGTTTCATGCACAAGTTCTACCGACAACACGGTTTAGAGGGATGGGTATTGAAGTGCGACATCCGAAAGTACTTTTACAGTATTCCGCACGAATATCTGAAAAGGATTTTAGAGCCGTACATACCCGAAGAAGATGTCAGATGGCTGCTATGGTACATTATCGACTCTACGGCAGACCCCGGCATCCCGATAGGCAATCAGAGCAGTCAGCTTCTCGCTGTTCTATGCCTGAGTCCCTTAGACCATTTCATCAAAGAGAAGTTGGGTATTAAGTACTACGGTCGCTACATGGATGACGTCTATCTCATCCATGAGGACAAAGAGTACCTGAAACAATGTATGAAGGACATAGGAATGTTTCTTGCTCCGATGGGGATGCAACTGAATCAAAAGACTCAAATATTTCCTTTGAAAAACGGCATTGACTTTCTCGGCTTTCACATTTACCTCACGGAGACAGGAAAGACCGTGTGGAAGTTACGCCGTCGCAGTAAAAGCAATATGTCCCGGAAACTCAAAAAGTTCCGCAAACTGCTCGACAAGGGGCAAGTCACGATGGAGAGCATACACCAATCCTATCAATCGTGGAAAGGACACGCTCTCCGTGGCAACTGCTATCATCTCGTAAGAGAGATGGACGAATTATACAAAACATTATTCAGCAAGGAGGAAGAAAACAATGTCTCAAAAGCTATCGAACTTGCCAACCGGGGCGAAAGTCAAATTCGGTAAGTTTCAAGTCAACACCGAGACGGCACAGTCTATCATTTGGACGATAGTTGCGAAAAATCACTCAGGCTATCCCACAAATGCTATCACGCTTCATGCCGCCGAGATTCTTGACCTGAGATGTTTCGATGCGAAAGAGCCGAGTAACAGTAATTCTGACAGACAGAATTACGGCAACAACCGTTATTCGCTCTCAAACCTCGACCAATGGCTCAACAAAAACGCCGCAGGTGGCTCTTGGTATACCGCAGCTCACACGGCAGACCATTCTCCCGATACCTCAGCGGGTACGGGCAATTACGGCACACAGTACGCAAACCGTCCCGGTTTCTTGAATGGTTTTACCACCGATGAAATCAACGCTATTCTCTCTACCACAATCCGGGTAGTAAAGCCGAGTGTGGACGGCGGCTCTTATGAGGATATTCAGCGCAAGGTATTCTTACCGTCCACTACGGAAGTTGGTCTTGCCAACGAAAACAGCATCGCCGAAGGTAGTGCTTGGGGGTACTACACAAGCAATTCCGCTCGTATCGGGTATGTCACGCAGCAGTGTTTCAGCAATACACCGTCAAGCTCTAAGCCGTCAAGCAAAACTACGGCTTGGTATTGGTGGCTGAGAACGCCTCGCTTCTCGTACGCCAACAACGCTCGGTATGTCTACTCGGATGGTAGTTTGCACAACGGCCTTGCTTACAATGGTTACCGTGGCGTTCGTCCCGCTTTGAATCTTTCCTCTTCCCTCTTGGTATCTGATAGCACCGACTCCGATGGATGCTACACATTCGTATGGAATCAAGCTCCTACAAAGCCGTCCTCCATCAATGTACCGACTTCCATTTACGGCGGCAAGAGCGCAAATATCAGTTGGGGAGCATCCACTGACCCGGACGGCAATCTTTCGGGGTATATCCTGCAAAGAAAAGTCGGCACAGGTTCTTGGACTCAGGTTTTTAAGGGCAACGCTCTCAGCTATACCGACAGCATTACTTACGGTTGGAGTACGATACAATACCGGGTTTGCGCTTATGATTCTGCAAGCGCACAAAGCGATTGGCAGACAAGCACGAGCAGGACAGTCATCAACAATCAAGCACCTGTCATCTCCGGCTCGGACGGCAATCTCGGCACAAAGACCGCAGGATTCAGTCAGACCTATACCGTCAGCGATGCAGACGAAGATACCGTTACGGTCGTTGAAACGATTGACGGCAATCAGCTCCGTACTTATACGGTCACGCTCGGTGCGACAAACACCTTTACCGTGACAGGCGAGACTTGGCTGAAACAGTCGAACGGTACTCACACCATGAAAATCACGGCAACTGACAGTTTCGGTAACTCTTCCGTGAGAACTTACACCTTTACGAAGTCGGTGAGCGGTTTCACCATTCAGAACAACGAGCCTTACGACTCCGATACTCGACCGACTCGTATCAAAATTACGGTTACTCGCAGCATCCCGGCAGAGTCTACTTTCAAAGTTTATGTCTGCAACAACGGTTATGATGCTTCTCCCACTTGGGAGGATGCTACGACCTCGGTCACAGGCGGTCTTGTTCATGTGTTCGAGAACGAAACCAAAACAGGTGCAGCTTGGGGCGTTCTCATCAAGGTTGAAGTTACTCGTGGCGATGGCGAGGGGGCGTGTTATGTATCACAGATTGGAGGTAACTTTGAATGAGTTCTGTATTTAAGAAAACAGGCATTTCCGAACAGGAGCAGCGTGAAATCTCATCCATTGTCTTTGTCAAGCTCGCCGAAAAGGGTGAGCTTGATGAAGCGGTCATCACAGACCACCCGAAGCTGTTTATCGAATGGACGGCTGAATGGACAGGCAAGGCAGGAACAATCGTATCGTGTGACGGCGGTCTTTACCGCTCCATTCACGACATCACCACAACGGCGCAAAACACAAAACCCTCCGAGACACCCTCAATGTGGACTCGTATCGGCAATCCACAGGATGAATACCCGACTTGGTATCAGCCGACAGGAGCGCACGATGCGTATTCTATGGGCGATAAGGTCTCTCACAACGACAAGCATTGGAAGTCCACCGTGAACAACAATGTATGGGAGCCGGGGGTGTACGGTTGGGAGGAGCAAACATGACGGTTTATCAATGGCTTTGCCTGTTGGGAGTTCCGACTTTGATTGTCTGCCTTTACAAGTATGTGAACTCCGTCATCAAGAAAACGAGAGATGATACCAACGCTCTCAAATTGGGGATTCAAGCTCTGCTCCGCAGTCAGATGATTGTCGAGTACAACAAGTATAGCGAAAAGGGTTATGCCCCCGTCTATGCAAGAGAAAACTTTGAAAACTGTTGGAAGCAATACCATTCCCTCGGTGCAAACGGGGTTATGGATGACCTTCACGAGAAGTTCTTAGAATTACCTGTAAAAAAGGAGGAGTAAAAATGGCTTACACAAACAGTTCACTCGCAGATGTAACCCTGCTCAGTCCTAACCACTCAGGACAGCGCACACACTCTATCGACACCATCACGATTCATTGTTTCGTGGCGCAGGTCACGGCACGAAGAGGTTGTGAGGTATTTCAGCCGATTACAAAACAGGCATCCTGCAACTATGTTGTCGGCTATGACGGCAGTATCGGTCTGTGCGTGGAGGAGAAAAACCGTTCTTGGTGTACCTCTTCCAATAGCAACGACCAAAGGGCAATCACGATTGAGGTTGCATCGGACAACAAAGACCCTTATGCCGTCACCGACAAGGCTTACAACGCTCTTATCGACCTCGTGGCTGATATTTGCCGCCGTAACGGTATCAAGAAGCTGAAATGGTCTACGGACAAGAGCGAACGCATGAATCACTTGAACGGCTGCAATATGACCGTCCACCGTGACTATGCAAACAAATCTTGCCCCGGAAAGTACCTCTACGACCGACACGGCGATATTGCCGCAAAGGTCAACGCCAAACTCGGCGCAACGGTTGAGGATGACCCTGCTTCTACCCCTGTTCAGAGTACCATCAAGGCGGGGGATGTGGTAAAAATTCTCTCCGGCGCAACCTATTATAGTGGTAAGGCAATTCCCGGATGGGTGAAAAATAAGAAATGGATTGTCCGTGAAGTCTCCGGCGATAGAGCCGTCATAGACAAGTCTGAGGACGGCAAGAACGCCATTTGCAGTCCAATCAACACGCAATACCTGAGCGTTGTTTCTGCCGCTCCTGAGCCGTCTGAGACGGCGTGGACACCGAAAGTCGGAGACATCGTAAACTTCACCGGGAGTACGCACTATTCAAGCTCTAACAGCGACAGAGCGGTTTCCTGCAAGCCGGGTAAAGCCAAAATCACACAGACCTACAAGGGCAAGCATCCTTATCATCTCGTAAGAATCAGCGGTGGCGGTGCAACCGTTTACGGATGGGTGGATGTTGGGACTTTCACCAAAGCGTAAGGAGGGATGAGGGAATGAGACGGGTGAGAAAGCAACCGTGGGAGTTCTCCAAAAAGATTCTGATTGTTGCGGGTGTTACGAACGGTATTGTCATCATCTTTACGATGGTGATGATATGGCGAACGCTTGACCTGACACCTCTTACATATCTCATTCCCTCTGTTGCCGCCGAAGTTGCAACCGGGACAGGCTTCTACTACTCAAAAGCCAAAGTCGAGAACAGAATCAAGCTGATGAAGCAAAACAAGGTCAAGCCGAACGAAACAAACTTTACTGATACTTTTTAGGAGGTACTGAAAAATGACTGATTTAACCGACATCGTATCTGCCGTCATTACTCTGCTCGTGGCGGTCATCACAACTTTCCTCATCCCTTATCTGAAAGAGAAGGTGGATGCTGAGAAGTTCGACAAAATCAAGGCGTGGACGAAAGTTGCGGTCGAAGCTGCTGAGATGATTTATAACGGCGCAGGTCGAGGGGCTGAGAAGAAAGCCTATGTCTTGGACTATCTGAATCAGAAAGGCTATAAGCTCGACTCCGACACCATTGACAAACTGATTGAGTCCGCTGTTCTCGAACTCAAAAAGAGCTGATTGGCTCACTCAGCCGACAGGCTATTGAGTATATATTCCTCCTTATGGGTAGTTCGGGTAGGTTATTTTAATGATTTTCAGTAAAGTCCCTTATAGAGACTATACTATAAGAGAGTTTATAGGAAAAGGCAAAAATGACCTACCTCACCTACCCGACAATGCAACAAGCACCGGGCAGAGCTTGTCACTCTACTCGGTGCTTAGTTGTTTGTCCGAACAGTGTTCCTATGAAGAACAGGGTGTTCGGATTATACTTCAATGGTGGAGTATTGCAAGCCAAATCCGAACACTTGAATGTTTTGGATTTAGCTGATGTCAGATTGTAAACAGAGGTGATTTTATACCAACCATCAGGCTCATCCCATACCGTGACCGAGTTCACGAGTAAGTCTATAATGTGCCTACGGAAATCTTCATCTTCGATGTCTCCATCGCAGAATTGTTCCATCCACCAAACAACATGGTCTTTCTCTAAAACTACATAATCATCTTCCGCAACTACGAGCCGTTTTTCGATGGCTCGTTTTTCTTTTTCCAACTCTTTCAACCTGTCAGCAAGAGAGTCCGACTCGACACCTTTCTCAACCATCTTGATAAGGTTGTTGATGGAATTCTCTACGCCCTTGAGCTGTTCTCGTAAAGCCGGGATGATGGAGTTTTCCTCTCGCTCACGGATGAACTCATTGACGGCAATGTCGGCAAGCTCACCAATCGTCTCAGGATTCAGCAGAGACATAGCATCCTCTACGACCGCTCTTTCTATGAAATCCTTTTTCAAGGGTTTCTTATTACAACCTTGTCCTCGCTTACGCTTTCCGCAGGTGTAGTAGTGATAAACACTACCGCTCTTTCCTGTACCGCTCTCGCCCGTCATAAGAGAGCCGCAATGACCGCAAAAGAGCTTTTGAGATAAGAGATAGTCTATCTTGGCTTTACCTCTTGATGGAGCTTCTGCGTTCTTTCCGAGTCGTTTCTGAACGATTGCAAAGGTCTCCTTGTCCACAATGGCAGGAACACCACCCTCAATACGAAGGTCTTTGTACTTGTATATTCCAATGTACCGCTCGTTCTTGAACATGGAGCGAAAGCTGTTCTTGTTGAACTCTGCGTTCTTGGCTGTTCGATAACCCTTGCCATTGAAGGTATCGCATATTTCAGCGACAGTTGCTCCGTTGGCATAAAGCTCAAAGGCTTCTCTGACAATAGCTGCTCCTGCTTCATCAATAACGAGTTTTTTATTTTCAATCTTATATCCGAGAGGGATGTGACCGCCGATGCTATGACACTTGTTGGCAGATTCAAACATTCCTCTTGTTATTTTCTGCGACAGCTCCTTTGAATAGAACTCAGCCATACCTTCAAGGACAGCTTCAAGAATGACTCCTTCCGGGTTGTCGGAAATGTTCTCAGTTGCAGAGATGACTCGGACACCGTTCTTTTTGAGCCTTGCCTTACAGGTTGCGGAATCATATCTGTTCCGGGCAAAGCGGTCGAGCTTATAGACAACGACACCTTCCCATAACTGCTTTTCGCTGTCTCGTATCATCCGCTGAAACTCTGTACGCTTGTCTGTGTCCTTAAAAGCCGATGTAGCACGGTCAATATACCTGTCTACTATCTCATACCCCTGCTGCTCACAAAACGCCGTACAGACCCGATTCTGCCCCTCTATGGACTGTTCCGTTTGTCGGTCGCTGCTATATCTCATGTAGAGGACTACTCTCAATTACTTGCCCTCCTTCAAGCCGAACGCAAAGTTCAGCAGCTCCATTTGCTTTTTCAGAGGAAAGCCCCGATAGAGGTCAATCAATTCAAGTTCTTGTGCCGAGAATCCCTCTGTGCCGTTGATGTTGAGAGTGGCGTTCGGACTCTCGTTGATGGCATTGAAAAGATGGTTGTTGCATCGCTCGATATGAACGGACGGAAACCGCTTCTGTTCCCACTTTTCCATAGCAAGCTCATATCCTTCCTCTGCAATCGCCTTGACCTTCAAACTCTCAGCCGTAAGGTCAGCGATAGATATATAGATATAATGACCGTCTTTGCCGATAGAATAGGTATCGTGTTCGTCCTCGGTGACTTCATACTCGTTATTTTCGAGCCATTCAAGCAGCAAGCCTAACGCATTACGAGCTAAGTCCTCCTCGTTCTCTTCTCCAATCAGATATTCAACTGTTACATTGAAGTATTTAGCTAAGAGGTACAGATTCTTGTCGCTTGGGTTGGAAGTTTTGAGATTGCTCCGAAAGTTCTTTCCAACTCCGCTTTCCTCGAAAGCAGTAGTTACATTCACGCCTTTTTCTTTGCAGAGAGCAGCGATTCGCTCTATCAATAAATCCTTGTTCACGGCTTGTCCTCCTATATAGGGAAAATATTTTTAAGAATTTTCCTAAAACCACTTGACAAGCTCCTAAATAGGGAGTATAATATCCTTGTAAACAACAAACGGCAACAAAGAACACACCCTCGGCGGGATGTTCTTACCGCCGAAGCTCCTCAATGGTCTATGGATAGTGGCATATTTATTATACCATTGAATACGAGTTTTGTCAACCGTTGTTGTAAACAAAAATCAAGAAAAGGAGGTTGACCATGTGAGAGAAGAACGAGACAGAATCCGATTGATGCTCTATCGGAACACTCTTACGAACGCTTGGCTCGTGAATCGTCTCGAAGAAAGAGGTGTCATCACCGAGAAAACCGAGATGAGTTCTGTCCTTCGTGGAGTTCGTAAGGGTGCAAAAGCGGAAACCATCATCAAGACTTCCCTCGATATTCTGAGCGATTATGAAGAAAAGATGGGAGTTCCCGATTGAGCGCAACCCCGATAGAGGAGTTTACCAAAGTCAGAATCGGCAGACTTCTCGCAAAGACCGTTTCCCGGTACTTGAAGGACAAAGAGCATCGCCGGGAGTTCGAGGAATGGTATTTCAAGAGATACGGCGTGAAGTACCAATGGAAAACAGGAGGTGCAGTAAAGTGACAACCAATCGCAGACGGAAAAGCAGAGTCAGAGTATGGTTTCTGCGAAATACTCTTTGGCTTGCTCTTGTGGCAATCATCATCTTGTCGTTTTCGGCAGGTGCGATAAGCTGCTTGACCGTTGTCGGTGGAAACGACGATACGACATCTCCCGCAGCAGTAAACGCTCCGGCAACGACCGTATTGCAGCCGGACACACCGACAGAGAGTATGACCCCCGTTGAGCCTATAACTGAGCCGGAAGTTTTCTATTTTAATGTTCCGTTGTCAGACGGGTTTCAAGACTACATTCGAGCAAAATGCATTGAGTACGATGTTCCGATGGAGCTTGTAATTGCTCTCATCGACAAGGAAAGCTCGTTCCGCTCCGATGTAGTCAGCAAGACAAACGACTACGGGTATATGCAAATCAATAAGTGCAATCACGAATGGCTCTCAGACACGCTCGGCGTAAGCAACTTCCTTGACCCTTACGAGAATGTCCTTTGCGGCATCTATATCATCTCAGGACATCTCGAAAAGACCGATGGAGACATCGAACTTGCTCTCATGCGATACAACTGTGGAGCAACCGGGGCAAGACGGTTATGGGAACAAGGTACATACTCGACAAGCTATTCTCGTTCCGTGATGACTCTCTATGAGTCATACAAAGAAGAAGCCGCCAACGGTGCGGGAACACCGTAAGCGGCAAAGGAAATTAACCTATTGCTATTATAGCACAAATCAAAATGAAAAGTAAAGGAGACTTTATCATGGCTAAACTGAACATCGCTCCGAAGAGCGTTATCAACTACGGCGGTCTTGACTGCATCGTTCTCGATGTTGAGCAGGACAAGGTGCTTGTTCTTGCAAAAGATTCTATCGGGGATATGCCCTTTGATGAGAGCAACAGCAATAACTTCCCGAAAGGAACGCTTTGCAAGTATCTGAACAATGAGTTTATTAAGAAGCTCAGAGCGAACGGTGCAGACATCTCGGCACTTGTTCCTACGACAATCGACCTCACTTCGGATGACGGTCTGAAAGACTACGGAGAGACTACTCAGAAGGTGTTTTTGCTCACTTGTGATATGTACCGTAAGTATCGCTCCGTCATTCCTAACCTTGACGATTGGTGGTGGCTCGCAACCGCTTACAGTACTGAGTCCAATGGGTACGCCCACAACGCTCGGAGTGTCAACTCGGGTGGTAGTTTGGACGGCGACTATGCTTACATTGGTCTCAGTGGCGTTCGTCCCGCTTTTTATCTGAAATCTTCTATCTTGGAATCTCTTTCTCCTTCACTCTCCGAGTTCACGACCGAAGAGCTTTTAAGGGAGGTGCTACGCCGAAATGCCGAGAGTACTGAAACTGAGTGATGATAAAATCGAGACCTTGTTTGATGACTGGGACTTTGAATGGCTGATTGACAAGTACATGGGTTATGAAGCTGCTCGGTACTTCCGGGAACTGATGAATGAGGTCGAGGACGAAAAAGAAGAAGTTCGCTCCATGCGGTCTGACATTACAGACCAAACGCTTGACCTCATCTCCAAAATCAACCTTGTTGATGAGGATGACCGAGAGGAGATTGCGGAAGAGTTTAGGGCAATCATGGAGGATTTATTCGGATTGGAGGGATAGGAATGAGCAACAAAAAGCTCGGAAACAGCTTTGAGCAAGAGTTTTGTGAACTCCTCTTCCTTCACGGATATTGGGTACACAACCTCGCTCAGAATCAGGCAGGTCAACCCGCCGATGTGATTGCCGTCAAAGACGGAATCCCATATCTCATTGATTGCAAGGTCTGTACGAACGGAACTTTCAATAAAAACAGGATTGAGGAAAATCAACGCCTGTCAATGCAATTATGGGATGACAGCGGCAATAATGCCGGGTTGTTTGCGGTAAAGTTCGGAAAGAACATCTACATGACACCGATTTATGTGTTTGATTTTACCGATAAAACAAATCTCCCTGAGAAGTGGTTTCAAGAGTATGCGGAAACCCTTGATGAGTGGTTAGGGGTGGAACAATGAGAGTTACAGTCGGCAGCACAATCACAATCGAGCAACCGTCACAGGAGCTTTGTCAATGGTGCAAACAACACCTGAGAATCCGAAACCCGGACTACTCAAAGAAAGTGCGGATGCACTTTTGGCTCGGCAATACCCCGGAAACTCTTTCCCTTTTTGAGACACGAGGAAATACCCTCATCCTGCCATTCGGTACGCTGAGGACTATTGCCCCGATGCTTGGGAACAGCGAAACGGTTTCCGACTTTTCAGAGGGGGCGGCGGTTGACTTCAACTGCGATGTTCCACTCTACGACTATCAAGAAGTTGCGGTAAACAATGTGCTGAAATATCACTATGGCATCTTACAGAGTCCGGCAGGAAGCGGAAAAACGCAAATGGGCATCTCTCTTGTAGGGAGACTCAGAAAGCGTACACTATGGCTCACGCACACGAAAGACTTGCTCAATCAAAGTAAAGCTCGTGCGGAACAGTACATGGATGACTCGCTTATCGGGGCAATCACAGAGGGAAAAGTCAGCATCGGAAAAGGCATCACATTCGCAACCATTCAAACAATGTGCCGTTTGGATTTGGCTCAGTACAAGTATCTGTGGGATGTCATTGTGGTCGATGAGTGTCACCGATGCTCCGGGACACCGACAGCGATGACTCAGTTCTACAAGGTATTGAATAGCTTGTCAGCTCGTCATAAGTTCGGATTGTCGGCAACGGTGCATCGCTCCGATGGAATGATTGCAGCTACTTACGCTTTGCTCGGTCAGGTGGTTTATACCGTCCCGGATGAAGCGGTAAAGGACAGGGTGATGAAGGTCGGCATCAAGCCGATTTACACCGGGATAAAACCCGGAAGAGAGTGCTTAAATACCGATGGAACGCTCAACTATACGAAGCTCATCTCCTTCCTTTGTGAGAACGGCGAACGAAACCGCTCCATCGTAAAGTGGATTGAGAGCGAAAGCGATTGTTCCTCCCTCATCCTCTCAGACCGCTTAGAGCATCTTGAACTGCTGATGACCTCACTTCCTCATTGGCTGAGGAAACAGGCGGTAATGATAAGCGGCAAGATGACTACCAAAAAGGGAAAAGCCGAACGAGAGCAAGCGATTGAGGATATGCGAACAGGTAGGAAGAAATACCTCTTTGCTACTTACTCACTCGCAAAGGAAGGACTCGATATTCCTTGTTTGGAACGGCTCTACATGGCAACTCCGCAAAAGGACTACGCCGTTATCACACAGAGTATCGGACGGATTGCTCGGACACACGATGGCAAGCAAGAGCCTATCTGCTATGACTTTGTGGATGACAGTCAGTATCTCGTAAAATCATTCAAGCGGCGATGCACCACCTACCGTAAAAACGGATGCTACTTTGTCGAAGGAGGGGATTGAAGATGTGGAATGTCTTTGAGCGTAAGGTTTCACTCAACAAGCGGTATCATACCAATTTTCAAGTAATCGAAAGCAACATCCCTCCTAAGAACAACCGCAGCGGTTATAAGGGCGTTTGGTGGGATGAACGCCGTCAGAAGTGGGTAGCGTATCTTTCCATTCACGGTAAGAGACTTCATCTCGGACGATACCGCAAACTTGAAGATGCTGTCAAGGCTCGACATCGAGCGGAAGATGAATACTATCTCCCTCTCATTGAACAAAAGGCAGCAGAGGAGGTGTCAGATGATTAAGGTCAATGAATTGTTTGCCGGGATAGGAGCTTTCCGAAAAGCACTGCAACGGCTCGATATTCCTCACGAGATTGTCGGCATTTCCGAGATAGACAAATACGCTATCAAATCGTATGAAGCTATCTACGGTAAGACACGCAACTACGGAGACATCTCAAAAGTCGATAAGCTCGACTACGCTGACTTATGGACATACGGTTTTCCCTGTCAGGACATTTCACAGGCAGGGCATCAAGCAGGAATCGTTAAAGGCGAAACCCGAAGCGGTCTGCTCTATGAGGTACAACGGTTGCTATCGGTCTCTGCTGCATCCGGGGAGCTTCCAAAGTACCTTATCCTTGAAAATGTCAAAGCTCTTGTGAGCAAGAAGTTCATCACGCAGTTTGAGGAATGGCTATCTTGGCTGAATGACCTCGGTTATAACTCCTATTGGCAGGTTATAAACGCTAAGGACTGCGGTATTCCTCAAAACCGAGAGCGAGTGTTCGTTGTAAGCATCCGCAAGGATATTGATAAAGGATTCGCTTTTCCTTTACCTCAACCTCTCCAATGCTCTATGGACGATTATCTTGAAGAAAATGTCGAGGAGAAATACTATCTCTCAGATGCGTTTATCGAGGATGCGGAAAACCGCTCTTTGAGAATGGCTGAAATCGGCAACGGATTCAAGTTCGAGCCGAGAGAGAGAGAGAGAGACGGATAATCGCTCACACAATAACCATAAAAGCAGGTCAGAGAATAACCGACAACTTTATTCAAGAATGATTGTATTAGGCAGGGTTTTACCGAGGAGCGGCAAGCATCACCAAAATCAAGAGGTCTATTCCTCTGATGGCGTGATTGGAACAATCAAGGCTTGTCATTCAAAAGACCCGCCGAAAGTAGGTGTTTATGAATTGTAAGGAAATCGGCTCTTTGACAGGCGGCAAGTGGGAAAAGATGTATGAGCAAAGTCGAAGAGTCTATGACCCCGAAGGTCTATCCCCTACTCTACACACTTGTGGGGGGGGTAATCAGGAAATAAAGGTGGCAGTCATGGACGATAACAAGAAACGCCGTATTCGCAAACTGACTCCTCTCGAATGTTGGAGACTTATGGGTTTTGATGATGAGGACTTTCAGAAAGCGGCGGCAGTAAACAGTAACACGCAACTATATAAGCAAGCCGGAAACTCGATTGTCGTAAATGTGCTTGAAGGGATATTGAAACAACTGCTTGTCCCTCAAACCCCTCAGCAACAGGCACAAGAGATTCTGAAATGGCTTGACGAAGTAACGGAGGTGAAAACTTGACCTATATATTCGACTGCGAGGTGTTCGCCTTTGATTGGCTCTTTGTGTTCAAAAACCTTGAAAGCAAGGAGTACACAATCATTCATAACGACAATGATGCGGTCAAGTCGTTTATGGAAAATGACCCTCTGCTTGCGGGATTCAACAATAAGCACTACGACCAATTCATTTTGAAAGCGGTGCTATCGGATGCAACCCCTGAGCAGGTCAAAGAGGTCAACGATTATGTCATCGTTCACGGTGAGGTCGGGTGGCAGCATCCGCTTGTACGAGACTGCAAGTACTATTTTGAGCAGTTCGACCTATTCGATGACTGTCAAGCAGGGTTGTCGCTGAAAGCGATTGAAGCTCATCTCGGTATGGATATTCGAGAATCTGAGGTTGATTTCAACATTGACCGTTCCCTCACGGAACAGGAGCTTGAAGAAACGATTTTCTACTGCAAGCACGATGTCGATGCAACCGAACGGCTCTATTATCTGCGAAAGAACTATATCGAGAACAAGCTGATGCTCGCTCGTATCAAGGGCATCCCGGACAATCGTGCATTGTATATGACAAATGCAAAATTGACCGCAGCTTATCTCGATGCACAACCGAAAGAACACGATGACGAACGAGAGTATGTCTACCCGGACAACCTGCTCCGAGAGTATATTCCGCAAAAGGTTTTCGACTTCTTCAATCGTATTTACGACCACTCTCTTTCCGATGACGAAGTGTTCAAAAGCAAGCTGAACTTCAACATCGGGGATTGTGAGGTAACGATTGCATACGGCGGCATTCACGGTGCTATCCCTTGTTACCGGGAAAGAAGTGAAACAAAGGAGGTGGTTAGAGTATGAGGTTAATCAGAAATTATGATGTCGCTTCATACTATTGAATCCGCACTTAATGACAATCAACGGGTACACTTCTCGAAGTATACCAAATCCACAAGTCTATGCGGATATGTTGGAACGAAGAATACAGGCAAAACGGTCGGGCGATAAGGCAACCGCAAACGCCTTAAAGCTCGTTGCAAACACGACCTACGGTGCGATGCTCAATCAGTACAACGCTCTGTATGACCCCCTCATGGGTCGCTCAGTCTGCATCTCCGGGCAACTGTACCTCTTGGAGCTTGCTAACCACCTTGCCGCCGATTGCCCTACCTTGAAAATCATTCAGCTCAACACGGATGGCATCATGGTTAGCTTTGATGAGATTGATTATCTGAGGGTAACGGAAATCACGCAGGAATGGCAGGACAGAACGGGCTTTGAGCTTGAAGAAGATACCATCTCAGAAATCGTGCAAAAGGATGTCAACAACTATGTTGAGATTGCCGCAGACGGCAGCACAAAGATTAAAGGCGGTCAGTTGGTGAGAGGGATTGCCCCGGCAGGAGCGTTCAATATCAACAACAATGCGACTATCGTTGCAAAAGCGATTCTCGACTACTTTGCGAAAGGCATCTCGGTTGAAGATACCATCAACAGTTGTAATGACCTTCTCAGCTTTCAGCTCGTGGCTAAGGCATCGGGTCTTTACTCAGGTGTCAATCACATTGTGGACGGCGAGCGAGTGCCTGTTCAGAAGTGCAATCGGGTCTATGCCGTAAAGAACACTCGATACGGTACTCTCATCAAGACTCACGCCGAAAAAGGCAGTGATGCGAAAATCGGCGGTCTGCCTGAGCATTGCATGATAGACAACAATAACGAACTCACGATTGAGGTTGTTGACAAAGGTTGGTATATCAAGCTCGCTCAGAAGTATGTAAACGACTTTCTCGGCATCAAGCCGCCGAAAAAGAACACACGCAAAATCAACAGCTTGAAGAAACAAATCATCAAATTATTGGAGGATTGAAAGATGGCAACTAAGAAAACGGAAACCGTTGAAACCGCCACAATGAATGTGTGGCAAAAGCTCCTTGCAGCGAGAATCGACTTTCTCCGTGAGGGTGTTACGAAGTCGGGAGTCAATATGCACGCCGAGTTCAAGTACTTTGAGCTTGAAGATATTGTCCCGGTCGCAACAAAGATTTTCTCGACCTACAACTGCCTGTTTGTAACAAGTTTCCCGGAGGGGAAAGCGGTCGGCAGACTCATCAATCTCGACAACACTGAGGAAGAGGTCGTTGTTGAGTTCAACGCTCGCTCTATCTCCGAACCCGCAAAGTTCCGTATGAACGAGGTACAGGGTCTCGGTGCTGAAATTACCTACATGAGACGATACCTCTACTTCCTCATCCTTGATGTGGTCGAAGCGGATGCGTTTGATGCGAACTCCGGCAACGATGCTCCTGCTCCTAAGAGCGAGTCGAAAAAGCCTGTCTCCACTGAGAAGCGAGAGGAAATCAAGAAAGACCTTACCTCTCCCGAAGCCAACGCCGATGAGCTGCAAATCAAGGCTCTGAAAGCGGTGCTAAAAAAGCTGAAAGAGATTGACTCCACTCAGGAGGAGTTCATTCAGCAGGTAGCAATCAAGACTGATGGTTTCACCAACATCTCTAAGACTGCTTGCGAACAGCTCATCAACAAGATTGGTGAGATGATTGAGAATTACAATATCGAGGAGGAATAAAAGATGGAATGGTTAGAGGGCAACAAAATCAAGGTCATCCCGCCGAAGAGACCTAAGAAACTGACGGCAACTCGATTCGCAACCGTTCTCGGTCTCAATCCGTGGTCTACTCCGTTCGAGGTATGGTGTGAAATCACAAGGACTTATCAGAAGCCTTTTGAGGACACCATCTACACCGTGGCAGGAAAGACTATTGAGCCGAAACAGGCGCAGTATATGAAGAAGTCCTACTTTATGACGAACATCGTCACTCCGACAGACATCTACGGCGAGGACTATTTCAGCCGTACATACGGGGACTTCTTCAAGGATGAGCCGATTTTCGGCGGTATGTGGGACTATCTGCTCTACGATGAGAACGGCAAGCCTATCACCGTTCTCGAAATGAAAACCACTAAGAGAGCGGAAGATTGGGCGAAAGACATCCCTGAGTATTACGCTTTACAGGCAGCTTTGTACGCCTATCTGCTCGGCGTGGATGATGTCATCATGGTTGCATCCTTCCTTGCCGACAAGGACTACAAAGACCCGGCTCAGTTCATTCCGAGTGCGAAGAACACCATCACCGTTCCGTTCAAGGTTTCCGAAAGATACCCTGAGTTCAAGAAGCTCGTGAAAAAGGCAGAGAAGTGGTGGAAAGACCATGTTGAGACGGGTGTCTCCCCGGCGTATGACGAAAAAGCTGATGCTGAGATTCTGAAAGAACTCCGCACGAACACGCTCAATCCTGAGTCTGACATCGAAGCTCTGCTCAAAGAGGGCGAGGAACTGAAAACGGAAATCGACCGTCTCTCCGCTCCTATCGAGCCGCTTGAAAAGCGGTTAAAGATTGTCACGGACATAATCAAGCAACACGCTCTCGCTCAGTTCCGAGACGGAGACAAGAAGGTTTCCATCCGGGGTGAAAAATATGAGTGGAATGTGTCTCGCTCCGAGACTTCCGAAATCGACAAGGACGGTCTGAAAGCGGACGGTCTGCTCGACAAGTACACGAGAGCTAAAGTCAGCTATCGTATCACGACCAAAACCATTGAGGAGGAGAAGTAAATGTATATCAATCCGTTCGTTGCAGGAGTTCTCGTAACCATTATGGCAGAACTCATCATCGTCATCGCAGGTGCGCTCATCGTGAACGCCAACAAGAAAAACAGAAAGTAATCAGGAGGATGAAAACAATGGCTAAAATCGCACTTACCGAGGGTTTTTCCCTCATCCCGGAAGGTACTCATATCTTCAAAATCACTGAGGTCACTTATAAGGAAGAGTTCGGCAAGTTGGAGGTCAAGATGAAAACGGCTAAGGGGCAGACCCATACCGAACGCTTCAACCTTATGAAGAAGGACGGCACGATGAACGAAGGTGCTTATAATGCTTTCTCGTTCTTCGCAAAGACCGCTTTGCAGGACTATACTCTCACAGAAATCGACCACAACGACCTTGTGGGTCACTTCATTCAGTGTACCGTGGAGCATGATGTTCAGCCGTCTACCAAAGACCCGAACAAGACCGTGACTTTTGCTCGGCTTGGTGATAAAGCTCCTGCTGACGGTTTCGATGAGGAAGAAGTCGTGACTCCCGCTCCGAAGAAAGCTGCACCTGCCGCAGCTAAGGCAGCTCCGAAAAAGAGCGGTGCATTTGACCTCGATTCTCTGCTTGGTGGCTGATGATGGCAGAAACCAAATTGCTAAGGGAATGTGCAAAATACCTTAGCTCTGAGGGTATCTACTATACGAAAAATCCTACGGGTTTACTTGCTTGCATCAATGGACAATTTGTTCTGTTTAAGTTCGAGGAAGTGACCCTCCCTCGCAAGCTGACAGCGAGCGGCGGTCTCAGTTACCGCCCTCGCTCCTTGCGGGAGTTCATCGGCAAAGTACGAGCCATTCAGAGCGAAACTGAGGGCAGGAAGTGAGGTATTTATATGGCATTGCAAGACAGCGGCGAACGTCGCAAATTCGATTCGGGAGCGGTCAGGGACATTAGTGAGGGTAAAGGCAGATGTGACCTACTTCCTCTCAATGTGATTGCCGATATGATGAACGATGAGATTCTTTGCCGTATCAATCAATATGTTTGTTCCGGCAACAAGACCTCTCTCGTGTGTGCAATCAAAGCATTTTCAGAAGCTCGTTATGGAAGTCTTTCAACGGCTATGTTGGAGGTCTCCAAACATTATGAGGACGGTTGCACGAAATACGGCGAACGGAATTGGGAGCGGGGTATTCCTCTTCACTGCTATATTGATAGCGGTGTGCGCCATTATCTGAAATATATCCGGGGCGATGAGGATGAGCCGCATGACCGGGCGTTCCTTTGGAACTTGCTCGGTGCGCTGTGGACTCAGGACAATAAGCCGGAATTGATTGACCTGCCGTTCAGAGAACGGAACTCCGATGGGTAAGCCGACTTTCATTGAAGCCCTTGCCAATGGAATTATCGTTCAAGCCTGTAAGGATTATCGGACAGCTCTCAAATGGGACAACAGACAATCCATAGCAGAAATCGAGCGATTCTTCCGTTCCGAGTGGTACAAGATGCTTACTTCCATAGACGGAGAATATCTTATCGCTAAACTGCGAAAGGAGCAAAAGGAAAATGAGTAAAGGATATTTCCTACTGATTGACCCTCAGAAGAACACCTTGCGTATTCCTACTGATGACGAGTACATACACGATGTGTTCCGAGACAGGGAAATCAAGAACAACATAAAGCGGCACAAAACCAAAGGCGAACTCAACAAAGAGGTTTCGGACTATCTGAAAGGCGGTGGCAAGGAATGAGAATTATTGCTCCATCTCACGAGATTCTGACTCCGATTGACGGCATTCAGATTCTCAAACATATCGAGAGTTGCGGTCGTGTCTGCTATAAAAGCGAACACAAAATTACTGAGGATAGCTACCTCACATTCGTCAAGAACATCATCAAGAGAGGACATGAAGCCGTCCTCGAACACTTCTCCGTGTCGGTCAAGTTCATTTGCGACAGAGGTGTTTCACACGAGATTGTCCGACATCGGCTTGCTTCTTACTGTCAGGAGTCCACCCGGTACTGCAACTACGCCAAAGAGGACTTTCAGAGTGAAATCACGGTCATCAAGCCGTGTTATCTCGACAAAAGCGCAGCAGGTTATCGGATATGGGAACGCTCCTGCAAGAACGCAGAAACCGCCTATTTTGACCTGCTTGACTTCGGTTGTACTCCGCAGGAAGCAAGAGCCGTCCTGCCGAACAGTCTGAAAACGGAAATCGTTATGACCGCCAACCTCAGAGAATGGAGACATTTCTTGAAGCTGAGGACTTCTCCGGCAGCTCATCCTCAAATCCGAGAGGTCGCTATTCCGCTGCTCAATGAGTTCAAGGTGCTTATCCCGGTCATGTTCGATGACATCGGTGACGGAAAATGAGAATCAAGCAGTACAAAGGTAAAGTATTCGGCGCAGACTTTACCGCCAAAGAACGAGCTGCTATGAACATGGAAATCAACCGTCAAATCATTGAAGCCGACAAGAAGTACACCAACGACATTGATGCTATGGTGCTTTATACGCTTCATGTGCATCTTGGCTTTGGCAAAAAGCGACTGCGGCGGTTTTGGGAAGCGTTTCAGAAAGAGCATAAAGCCCTCATCGAGCGTTATCAAATGCCGGATGACGGTGCTTGGCTCTGTCAGAGAAAACTAAAAGACATCGGTGTGGATGTCGAAGAATGGAATAAGGAGGTTTCGGAATGAAGCTGAAAAACGATAAAGGCAAGGTACACTTCATCATGGTTGCCGGGAAAGACTATGTGCAGCATGAAATGGGTATCAACGCCGCCAACACTCTTATCGAGAAAGGCACAATAACAGAAAGCAAGCAGTTCGAGGGTTATCCTATCTGCGTTGACGGCAAGTACTTCTTTGAAGGTACTATTTCGAAGAAGAAAAGGAAAGCTCCTGCATCCCCGGAGGTTGAGCCGGAGGGTGCATCCGAACAGGGATAACCTATGAGATACGCTAATCTCCCTCCCGATATAACCGCTCTCCCTCAATGGGTCTGTGTGTGGAACAACTCGAAGATACCGATGCAAGCCAAAGAGCGAAAAGGTGCATCATCCGTCAACCCGGAAACTTGGTGCGATTTTGAGACGGCAGAAAAAGCCGTGAACGATGGTATCTACGACCATATCGGGTTTGTGTTTAACAACAACGGCATTGTGGGTATTGACATCGACTGCGGTTTTGACTCTGACGGTTTTCTTTCGGATGTCGGCATTGACATCATGCGAGCTTGTCATTCCTATACAGAGAAGTCGAGAAGTGGCAGAGGTGTTCATATCCTGCTCAAAGGCGATTTACCCTTTAAGGGAAAGAACAACGGTCAGGGAGTCGAGATTTACAAGAGCAGTCGGTACTTCATCGTAACCGGGCAGAAGCTCATCTACGACACAATGATTGAAAATCAACAGGCGATTGATTATGTTGTGGAAAAGTACTTCCCGGAGACGGTCAAGGAAAACGAAAGCTCCGGCTGCTCTCAGCGTATCTATTCGCCGCTCTACGAGAAGCCGGAGAACGGCAAAATCTCGCTCAGACCAAAGTACCCGCCCATTCCGAGAGGGATGAGAAACCTGTCTCTCACCTCTCTCGCAGGGCAGCTCCACAATCAGGGCTACTCGAAAAAGGAAATCTATCAGGAACTACTACACGCCAATCAAATAGCCTGTTCTCCTCCACTCCCGGCGAGTGAGATACAGACTATCACGAACAGCGTAACAAAATACAGGAGGTAACACTATGACAAACTATGAGAGAGTAAAGCAAATGTCCCTTGAAGAGATGGTTGACTTCATCAACCACGAAACGGACGGCATTTGCGACTGCTGTCACCCGGACATTCGTTTTAGAACGGATGAGTGCTACAAGAAAGGGCTTTGCGCAAAGGGCATTAAGATGTGGCTCGAAAGCGAGGTAGCGAAAAATGCAAAATCTTAAACCATGTCCGTTTTGCGGTGGCGAAGCCGAACTTTGTTATACTAACGATAACCATCATCGACCGTATGTCCGTTGCAAGTTCGGTGTGTTTTTGTCCCCTAAATGTGTTGCTCAACAGAGAATGTGGGACTACAAAACCACCGAGGAAGCTATTGAAGCATGGAACAGGAGGGTGAAGGATGGACAATAACTGCCCGATTTGTAGATACGACATTGAACACTGTCAGTGCCGATTTGGCGGTAATGCACACCCCGACAGGTCGAAAAGGAGAACGGTCGTGTTAGACCATTTGTACCTGTTTACAGAAAAGCAAATAAACCACATTATCAATCTCGAAAAATGGTGACAGAAAATGAACATTCTCTATATAATAAGTGCTTTCTTTTCGGGCATTTCAGTAGGCTCGATAGTTGCGCTTATAATTTACAATCGAACGAAATGAGGTGAAGAAAATGAGCAGATATGTTGATGTGGATGTTCTTAAAAAGCAGGACTTTCAAGATTATTCAAACTCAGATGTAGAGTATGCAATAGACCATTGCCCCACGGCAGATGTGGTAGAGGTTAAGCACGGGTCTAACGAAAATGTATGCGCTGTTATCTTCAAGGCGATGAATAGTTTTGTACAAACAAAAGAGCCGGAAAACACAGAAAGTGAACTTAAAAAGTGTCCGTTTTGTGGAGGTCAAGCCATAATGCACGATTGTGCCGAATTAGATAACGAAAAGGTTGCCGCTATTTATAGCGGAAAGGTTGGCGTTCACTGTGAACGATGTGGCGTTGCCACTCTTCCGTTTGAAAGCAAGGATTTAGCAATCAATTCGTGGAATAGGAGAACATTAGATGAGTGAAAACAGATGCGTGTGCTGCGGAGAGATTATCCCCGAAGGAACTATGGTCTGCTCCATTTGTTCAAAGTCCAACGAACTCCCCGTCACACCTGAATTTATCTGTGAACAGTTGGCAGAGCGTTTCGATGAGCCGTGCAATATGTCTCCGTTTGAGGAGGAGCTTCACGACACCGAATAGAAATGCGAATGGTGTGAGAAATACTGCGGCAAGGCAAGTGCCGCCGACTGTTGGATGCGTTACTTCCAACTCAAATATAACGAAAAGGAGGGAAACACGAATGAGTAACAACCTTGATGAAATCACCGTTGAGCCGGAATTGTTTCAGCTCAGAAGCGGTCAGCTCATCTTGTCAGAAGAACTCTCGCAGAAGATGTTTTACATCATGGGCGCACACCCTGAGTCCCGGCAAATCGACAACTCCGGCTACTCTTGGGATGAAAGCGGCATGGCAGAACTCTTCTCCGAGTGCTACAAGAACGACACTCGCTACTGCCCGGAAGCGAAGTCTTGGTACACCTACAACAACGGCGCATGGCGTAAGGATGTCGGCTCTCTGCTCGTGGCAGAGAAAATCAAAGAGTTCACCCGGCTTATGGTCTTGTACTGCGGTGAAATCACAGACGAAGAAAAGCGCAAGAGCTACTTTGCCTTTGTAAACAAAATGGGGGATAGGCGTTTCCGGGACAGGCTGATGAAGGATGCTGCATCCGTCTACCCCATCGCCGCCGCTCAGTTTGATGCAAACCCTAACCTCATCAACTGTCTGAATGGTACATACGACTTGGAGACAATGAGCTTCCGGGAACACAGTTGGGAAGATTATCTTACAATGCAGACCAACTTTGAGTACACCATGCAGGACGATATTCGGTGTGAGCGTTGGGAAGAGTTCATCCGAGAAGTCACGAGCAACGACAAAGACAAGGCTGACTATCTGCAAAGGGCGTTGGGTTACTCCATGCTCGGCACTTCCAAAGAAGAGTGTATGTTTATCCTACATGGAAAGACCACTCGCAACGGCAAGTCAACCCTGCTTGGTACGATTCATCACCTGCTCGGAGATTATGCTTCCGTCTCCCCTGTCTCGATTATCTGCAAGACAGACCGCTCGAAGAACGCCGAAGCTGCATCTCCCACAATCGCCGCCTTGAAAGGAAAGCGGTTTGTGACAATGGCAGAAAGCAATCAATACGGCAAGCTCGATGAGGAAGTCATAAAGCAACTCACAGGCGGCGAGGAGATAACCGCCCGGAATCTGTATGAGAGCATGATGACATTCCTCCCGCAGTTCACAATGTGGCTCTCCTGTAACGACCTGCCGAGTGTGCAGGACAAGTCGCTATTTGCGTCAGACCGTGTGAGGGTCATCGAGTTCAACAGACATTTTTCGGAGAGCGAACGAGACGAGAGCTTGAAGGACACATTCAGAACGCCCGAAGCGATGAAAGGCATTTTTACTTGGCTCATCATCGGCTACTTCCGTTATAAGCGGTTTGGGTTGAAAATGTCGGACGAGATGAAGCAAGTCATCAAGCAGTATGAGAAAGACAACGACCTTGTGCTGCAATTTCTCGAAGAGCGGTGTGAGCTGAAAGAGGATGTCAGCACAAGGGCAAAGAGCCTTTATGATGCGTACAAGATGTGGTGCAAGAGCAACGGCTATTTTGTGTGCAGCGCAAAGAAGTTCAATGCAGGAATGGAGCAACACCCGGAATGGCATAACGGTAAGCGAGTTTCGCACGGATACGCTGTTTTTGACGGTGTTTTGCTGAAAAGTTGTTCATAAATTATTCACAAAGTGCGTTTTAGGGTAGTTCAGGTAGGTCATTTTAGCTTTTTTCTATAAAGTGTCTTATAGAGAGTACTATATAGAGGACTTTACTGAAAAAGCCGAAAATGAACTACCTCACCTACCCGGACGGCAGAAAGGAGTATTCGGAATGAAAGACAAGGAACTAACAGAAATCGGTCAGCAGGTCGCTAAAAGAGGGAGACCGAAAGGCTCAGGAGGAAACGAAAGGAAAGACCTTTCTTGGAACGGAAATGAAAATCTTTTACCGGGGGATAGGGGTCGGTATTTACGACACGCCCTTGCGAGTTGGGACTTGCCTGTTATCGACATCTCGGATGAGAAACAGGTGGAAGAGCGTATCATTTGGTATTTCAATCACTGCATTGAGGATGACATTAAGCCGACTGTCTCAGGGATGTGTAACGCTCTTGGGATTGACAGAAGGACATTTTATCAGTGGCAAGTTGGCGATTGTAGAGAGTCTACACATACACCCACTATAAAAAAAGCGAGGTCAATTCTCGAAGAAATGTGGGAAGATTGGATGGTTGACGGCAAGATTAACCCGGTCGTTGGTATCTTCCTCGGCAAGAATCACTTCGGTTATGCCGACAAGCAGGACATCATTGTTACGCCGAACAACCCTCTCGGTGAAGCAAGAGACCCGGAAGAGGTGCGACAGCGTTATCTTGATTCCGTGGTAGTTGATGAGCTTCCACCCGATGACGGTGAGGAAAACGGCTGAGAAAATAAACTTTTTCATTTTCCGAAAAGCCGCAGAAAGGACTTTTCAGAAAGTCGAAAATCAGCTCGGTAAAGTTCGCCCCGGCTAACCCCCACCGAAACAAAACGAAAAGTGAACGAAAAGAGACCCATTCGGGCGGCGGTCGCTGCTCGGTCGGGTTTGGTGGTTGTTCTCGGCTTGTTTTCGTTATGCCCTCTGTACGGCTCTCTGTGGCTCTCTGTGCGCCGTTTGCGGTGTCGGTAGTATCTCTATACCCCTAAGCCGTAAAACGCCGCTACGGGGCTTTTAGAGGGCATTACAGAGGACAACGAAAAACCGCCCGACATTATAGCCGGGCGGCGATGCGTTCAAATATGGATTTGTGCCGGGCTTGGCTCGTCCACCACTCGACACGGGCGGCGAGTTCTTCGGGCGATGTCATCGGGATTCTGACAAGCTCGCAGCCCTTCGGCGTGAGGTAGTACCCAAAACCGAACCGGGGCAGCGTTTCCGCTCCTTTGGTGTTTATGATATTTCGGGAGTCTTGCGCAGTTGGGCAGCGTAGAGCAATACGAGAATCTAAGTTGACTTTAATTTGACCGTTGATAATATCACGGGTCGGGCGTTGGGTGGCAAGAATTAAATGCAAGTTGGCAGCTCGTCCGAGTTGCGCAAGGCGTATTATTTGCGGCATGGTTTCCCGCTTCTGCGTGGTCATGAGGTCGGCGAACTCGTCAATAATGATATATATATCAGGCTCGCCGCTCTGCTTTATGTGTGCCGCTTGCATCCGTTTATAGCGTTCTTCCATCAGGTCAACCGCTCCCACAAGGGCGGCGGCAATGTCGGGCGGCTCGCTTGCGTATGTGATTGTATGCGGTAGCGGTTTATAGTCAATGAGTTCTACCCGCTTAGGGTCGATTAAAACGAGCTGCAAGCGGTGCGGGGCTTTGTAAAGTGCGGTGTAAATGAGCGTGTTCAAAAGTACGCTTTTACCGCTTCCCGTACTTCCTGCAATGAGCAAATGCGGTTGTTCAAGCATATCGAGACAGACCGCCGCCGCCGTTCCTCCGGGCGTTTTCCATTCTTTCGGCATGGTTTCACCTCCTACGAAATGAGCCGGGACGAACTGCCCCGGCTCGGTGTCTCTCGTTGTTATTTGCGGGTGATTGCGTAGGCGTTGAAGGTCTTACCGTTGCCGACCTGCCGCCACTCATAGCCGCAAGCCTCGAACACAGAGCGGAAACAGGAGACCCCGCAACCACCATCGAAGGACGGCAGCCCGGCGAAAGTATGGACGGAATACGGGAAACCCTCGCCGCTCTCGGCGTGGTCGTACAGAATCCGCATAACTTCGGGGTTTTGATTCATAGCGGAAGCAATTGCCGTCGATTCCTTATCATAGCCGCAGCCGCTCGCCGTTCCGAAGGTGCGCCGCTGTTCTGCCGTAATGGTGGCGTGTGGTATGCTTCCCCATGTGCGGGAGCGGGTGAACTCAACCGAAATATTGACCGATTCGGGCAGCTTGCAGGACTCAGCAAGGGCGAGAGCTTCAAGGCGTTTCGCCGTGTTCTTGGCTTCCTCTCTTGCCTTCTTCGCCTTCATCTTGGCGAGGATGTCGGCGGCGGGTTTCTCTTCGGGTGCGGTGTTCTTGATGGCTTCAAGGGTTTTCGGGGTGGTGTACTGCTTCAAATACCAATTTGCGAGGATGTCGGCGGCGGTCTTGGTTTCAATCTCTTGATTGAACTTGCCGAGGGTTTCGGCTTCGTGGTCTGCTATTGCCTTTCTGATGTTCGGGTGTCTCTCGGTGTCGATGATGTCGAGGTTTAAGAAGTGCTTGACAAGCTCACAAAAGCGAGTCCATGCGCTTTCCTTGCTCTCTGCGCCCATGTTGGCGCAATATGCGAGGTGTTCGACCTCCTGCACCTGTTCGGCGGTCAGTGTTTCGGGGTTGATGAACTTCTCGAAGCGGTCGAGGGTGTCGCAAGTCAACATTGTTTTTTTCATGGTGTTTCCTCCTTGTAATTGTGCCGGGTTTGTGCTACAATAGAGGAGCAGCCGCCCGGCGTGGGTTGGTTTGTGTGAGCGTTCCCGGTTGGCTTTGGTCGGCGGCCGGGTGCGCTCTCTTTTGTTTACGGTCTTATTATAGCACACTCGCATTTACTTGTCAAGAGTTTCTGCGAAAGTTTTTCAAGATTTTCTGCGATTTTCTCGCCGCCGTCCTTTTTCGCTCATTCGTTGCGCTGCTCGGCTCGCCGTCTCGCCCATTTTCCCGGCAGCGGTGGCGGCATACCCCCGGAGGGGGAAACCGGGGCGAGGTTTGGCGGCGGGGGAGGGTCGTAACCACTCGCAAAAATAAAAAGGCTTTTTCGCAAAAACCTATTGACAATCGCAAAAACCTATGCTATACTATATGCGAACAGGAGGAATGAACAATGAACTTCAAAAACGCAGTCGGCTATGTCCGTGTCAGCACCGAAGGACAGGTCGGAGATGACAAGTTCGGTATTGACTCTCAGAAACAATCCATCCTTCTCTACGCAAATGAGAATGGCTATAATATCGTACAGTGGTATATCGACAAAGCAGTGAGCGGTATCAAGGACAATCGCCCTGAGCTTGACAAAATCCTCTATGGGGATGATGTAACCAATCCACCCTATGAAGCCGTCATCGTTGCAAAGTCTGACCGTATGGCGAGAGACATCAAGCTCTATTTCTACTACCTTTACACTCTCGAAAAGAAGAATATTAAGCTCCTGAGTGTCTGTGAGCAGTTCGATGATGACAATGGTCTGAGCGGTATCTATCGTTCCATTATGCTTTTCGTTGCGGAACAGGAACGGCGCAATATTGCGATGCGCACAAGCAGCGGTCGCAGAGTCAAGGCGAAAGCTGGAGGTTATAGCGGCGGTCGCAGCCCTTATGGTTATAAGGTCGAAAACGGACAGCTTGTCATAAATGAGAGCGAAGTGCCTATCGTGAAGATGGTGTTTGAGGGATTGGATGCAGGTCGTACTCTTTGGGATATTGCCGATGGTCTGACGGCAGCGGGATATACCACTCGCAAGGGTACGGCGTTTAGAGAGTCCAATGTGAGAAGCATCCGGGACAATCGTCCTTTCTACGAGGGAATGTATAAGTACGGCAAGGATATGAATTGGGTCAAGGGCGTTCATACGCCGATATTGACTAAATGATTTTGGGAGGAGAATGAGATGATAACTTACTTTTTCATCAAACCGTTGTGTCTTGCTTTCAAGATAATCGGCAACATTTTGATTTACACTTTTGCGGTTGTCGTTTCTCTCATCATTCTGCCGTTTTACGGCATCTATCGCTTATGTGGAGGTAAGCCGCCTAAGCCGAAGAAAACGAAAAAGGAAAACGACTCATGGCGCAGCCGTTATGAATGGGTTGCGGGTTATTTATGGGATTAAGGCTCTCGCAACCGGGCGATGAGCAACAGTCAACAGGGACTACGAACAATCGTGGTCTCTGTTTTGTTTTAGGGAGGTTTGAAAAGTGGATAACGAAAAACTCATATCCAAAATATTTTCGGAAATACAAAAAGACCCCTCCAACTATCGGGCATACGAGGATGTGTTTTCTCTATGCCGCAGCTTGGAGGGTGAGGATTTTAAGTTGGCGCACGACACCAATGCCGAACTGAGAATATATATCAGCCGAGGGATGCAGACAGCCGCTTTCGCAAAGCTGTTTGACCTCTACAAGAGAAGTCTGCTCTTTGATGCGCCGCACAACTTTGACAGCTATCTTCTCTATCTCGAAATCAACCGTAAACCGGAAGAGCGATTTTATCAACCTCGCCGCCGTATTCTGAAAGAGGTCGTTGATAATCTGCAAAAGCTCGTGGACGATAAGCTTGACGAGTTGTTTATCTCTATGCCCCCTCGTGTCGGCAAAACGACCATCCTGATGTTCTTTGTGACGTGGCTTATCGGACGGAACAGTGAGTCCTCCAATCTCTATTCCGCTTACTCCGATACCATCACAAAGGCGTTCTACAACGGCGTGTTGGAGACGATTCAAGACCCCGTGACCTACTTGTGGAAAGATGTTTTTCCGAACGCAAAGGTTGTCGGGACAAACTCTGCCGATGAAACACTTAACATCGACCGCCGTAAGCGATACCCCTCTCTGACCTGCCGTTCTCTGTACGGTACGCTGAATGGTGCTTGCGACTGCAACGGTGTTGAAATCTCCGATGACCTTATCGGCGGCATCGAAGAAGCACTCAACAAAGACCGTTTGATGTCGGCTTGGAGCAAGGTTGACAACAACCTCCTCCCTCGTGCTAAGGAAAAGGCGAAGATTCTTTGGTGCGGTACGAGATGGTCGATGATTGACCCTGCCGGGTTGAGAATGGAGCTTCTACAAAATGATGAGCGGTTTAGGACACGGCGTTTCGCTATTATCAACTTGGCGGCTCTCGATGAGAACGATGAGAGTCAGTTTGATTATGACTACGGTGTAGGATTCAGCACCGAGTATTATCAGCAGAGACGAGCTTCCTTTGAGCGCAATAACGATATGGCATCTTGGGCAGCTCAGTATATGGGAGAGCCTATCGAGCGAGATGGTGCGTTGTTTAGCCCGGAGGATTTTCGATATTACAACGGTGAACTGCCTACCGATGTTGAGCCTGACCGTATCTTTATGGCAGTTGACCCGGCGTTCGGCGGCGGTGACTATGTAGCATCTCCTGTCTGCTATCAGTACGGTGAGGACATCTATGTTCACGATGTGGTGTATGACAACGGAGATAAGAAAGTCACGCAGCCGCTTCTCGTAAAGGCGGTCATAGCGAACAGCGTGCAAGCAATGCAGGTTGAAGCCAACAAGTCAACCGAGTCTTACAAAGAGGGCATCGAAGAGGAATTGAAGAGGCAGGGGTATCGTCTGAACATCACCACAAAAGCAGCTCCTACCGACAAGGCAAAGTATCAGCGTATCTTTGACAAAGCTCCTGACATTCGAGAGATGATGATTTTCCGAGAGCCGGGAAAGCGAGATAAGGCTTACTCTCTCTTCATGCAAAATGTGTTCTCTTACAAACTGCTCGGAAAGAATAAGAACGATGACGCACCTGACAGCTTGACAATGGCGGTGAGTATGGTACGGAATCCGATGGGAAAATGCGAAGTTTTCAAGCGTGTTTTCTGATAATTTACATTCTTCAATGGTATTTTTAGTACTAATCTATTGACAGGGCATTGGAGATATGCTATAATGGTATGTGTATAGGAATAGGTATTTGCACGAGGAGGTGTTTGAATGGCAACAGGGCGTACTTTGGCAGGTCGGACTGTCATCTATACGGATGTTGATGTTATCGACAGGTCAAATGTCGTTCAGGTCTTAAATAAAGCTCTCGAAACGCACGATGTCAACAAGAGCGATATTCAATACCTCTACGATTATTACAAGGGCAAGCAGCCTATCCTCAATCGAGTAAAAGACATTCGCCCGGAAATCAATAACAAGTTGGTGGAAAACAGGGCAAACGAGATTGTCTCCTTTAAGGTCGGCTACCTGATGGGTGAGCCGATTCAGTATGTGTGTCGTGGCGGCAGTGATGCGTTTTCCGAAGCTATCAATCAGCTCAATGAGTTCGTGTTTGCCGAGGACAAAGCGGCGAAAGACAAAGAGCTTGCCGATTGGTTTACTATTTGCGGTACTTCTTATCGGATGGTTTTGCCTGATTCTACGGATGATGCGGATGAAGCACCGTTCGAGATTTATACGCTTGACCCCCGTTACTCTTTTGTGGTCTATCACAGTGGTCTCGGCAACAAGCGCAAAATGGGCGTGAAGTACATTGTGCTGCAAGACAACAGCGTTGTGTATAGCGTATATACCGACAAGATGTACTTTGAAATCAAGGACGATAAAATCGTTAAGGCGCAACCTCATTCTCTCGGTTGTGTGCCTATCATCGAGTACCCGGCAAATACGGCTCGTCTCGGTGCGTTTGAAATCGTCCTCCCTCTTCTCGATGCAATCAATGACATCGGAAGCAACCGTCTTGATGGTGTGGAGCAGTTTGTTCAGTCGATTCTCTTGCTCAAAGGCGTTGACATTGACTCCGATGAGTTCAAGGCTCTGAAAGAAAACGGCGGTCTGAAAGTCCCGCTTGAAGGAGATGCAAAGTATCTCGTACAGGAACTCAATCAGACTCAAACGCAGACCCTTGTCGATTATATGTATCAGACGGTGCTTACCATTTGTGGTATGCCTAACCGAAACGGCGGCAGCTCTACGAGCGATACCGGGTCGGCGGTCATTATGCGTGATGGTTGGTCTGCCGCCGAAGCGAGAGCAAAAGACACGGAACTGATGTTCAAGATGTCCGAAAAGGAGTTCTTGCGGTTGGTTATCGCCATTACGAATACGCTCCGGGATATGGACTTGAAGCTCTCGGCAATCGAGATTCGCTTCACTCGCCGTAACTACGAAAATATTCAAGAAAAAGCTCAGGTGCTTACTACGATGCTCTCCAACAGCAAGATTCATCCTCGTCTTGCTTTTGAACACTGCGGTCTCTTTGTTGACCCGGAACTTGCTTACACCGAGAGTAAGGCGTATGCCGATGAGCAGGAACAGGAGCTTATGAAAGAGTTGGAAACAGCCGCCGCTCATACGGATAACGGCAACCCTGACGATGGAAATAATGCTCCGGCAAATAACAGTGAGGACAATAATGCTAAAACTGAAAACGCTTGACGGAAGTTGCGATAAGAACGGAAATCTCATTCTTCTTCTGCATCTTTTCGATGGCACTCAGGAAGTATTTAACCTGTCTCATTCGGATGTCCTTGCTTTTCTGAACGAGGAGGTGTGAGCGATGTATGAATATGCCGACAAAATCATTCGTTATATGCGAAAGCGATTCATTCGGTTGTTCAATCAGTTTCCCGGTCAAACCTCTTTCGATGAATTGAAT